TCAGTCGTGCGAATGGTATGCAAACGCTCGGCACGTTTTTTATAGACAGCTTGATAGTCAGGATTTTTAAAGTCGAATAAAACGTCAGTCATTGCTAGTCCGTTTTAATAGTGCCGCCATTGATTAGTAGATTATAGGCTTCTTCGGGTGTCATTACTGTTGTGTTGACTTGAATTGCGCCACCGTTTGCGCCTGTGTGTTCGTTTTGTACTTTGTCAGACAGCCCTAACTCTCTTGCAATGATATTAGAGTTAAGCAGGTCAGCCGCCGCACCCTCAAACTTTTGAGAATAAATAACATCTTCAATTTCTTTGACGATGTCAGAAAAATCGGGCTTCTCACTATACTCTTGCCAACCTTGTCGGCTTAATCCAATAAAAAAACACATTGCCCTAATAGTCATGGCTCGCATTTTTGTTATGGTGTTTTTGGTGATAACGCCTGATGAATGAAATATCTTTTCTTCTAATAGTGGATTATTTTCAACCCATTGGAAATACTCACAAGCGGCTGTCCACAGTTGCTCAGGTGATTCAAATATAGGATTGCGCCCGTGTGTTTCGCGCATCTTCCAAAACTGATTACCCGCTTGAAATTGCACTATCTCATCCCCTCAATAATCCACCACACTAAATAAACTAACCACACACCAAAAGCAATTATACAACAAATACCACTCACTAAGCATAGTCGAAAAAAGCCTTTAAGGTATCTCATTTGCCGCGCCATTCTTTAAAAGACTGTTTAAGTTTTGGCAGTGCAATAATTATCTGTATGACAGTATAAAGCAATGTTGCCATGATTAGCCAATCTTCTAACTGCACCCCTGTCACTGTCAAACCGCTAACAATAACAGGGGGGGACACTTTAGCGACTGCCATACTTAACCCATTTTCTAAGTGTTGTTGATGGTTATCTAAATTATTAATCATTTTGGTGTATTCTCAGCCTTAAACACGCCAATTAAACCTAAAACAATTAAAGGTATGCCATTAGCATAATCGCCCTTTAAACACTCACCTATACCCTGAAATACTGCCCCTATCCCTAAATAACTGCTTGGCTCTTTTAATCGGTCTTTTAAATCGTGCATGATACACCCCTAAACTTAAAAATATGTTAACAAAACTATAGCATAAGTTAAACTTTAGGCAATAAAAAAGCCTCATTGCGAGGCTTCTTGTAATTTAGTCTTAACCCATTCGCTAAAGTTTGGGATTTTTTCCGTCTTAGCGATTAAGTCCGATTCTGTTTCTTTGTTAAACGACACGCGCTTAACGTGCCGTTTGTCTGCGTACCGCGAATCAGCTTCGCGGTGGGCTTCAGTGCGGTTAGACATTAGTCCAACCATTCGCATCTTTGTAAGCAACCAATTGGTTGTTTTGCTCAATTTTCAAAACAGTACCTTGAAAACATTGTGATTTACTTGCTGCGCGTTTTGCGCTTGCTAAGTTTTTTGCTTGAATCTCTGTACCTTCGCGTACCGAGTTGATGTTTTGTGCTTCGATGATTGTGTAAGTGTTCATAATCTTTACTCTACGTTTTGTTTTAGACTAGCACCCTTGCTCGTCTTGATGTGTTCATTGTATATCGTAGCTACAATAGCTGTATATATCAATTTAGGCCAATATTAATTATTTTTAATTTATTTTTTGCGAAAAAAAGCCGACTCAAAAAGAATCGGCTATAAAGAACGTCCGTGTTAGCTGAGTGTTACTCGCCTAAACTGTAGTGATTAGCATCTTTAAACCGACCGCCCCAAGTACCGCCTTTAGACTCCCACCATTCACCTAGTTTTCTGTGGTCTTCTGTACTAGATAAAAACTTACCATCTTTAAATAGATTCAAGTCAATCGCTAATCGTTTTTTGTGAAATGAATTAGCCGCGCCATAACCTTTTTTTACACCAAAATCACCATGCAAGCGCGGGTCTCTAAACGCATCGCCTAGAGTGACTTCATATCCTAATTCATACGCTTTTAGTATTAACTCTGCTGCCATTTTAGCAAATTTAGATTGCTGTTCTCGTAGTGTCATAATCAAAACTCATGTAAAAATCTAATGATTTCGCGCTCGATTCTATAGCGCATTTCTTGAGTAAACCATGATTTTTTATCTAATTCTCTAATTAACAAAATTAGGTCATCTTGTGACTTAACACTGTCAAAGTTGTGCGTCATCATAACGCGCCCTGTTAGTCCGCTTGTAAAAATCAGATTAGTGCCGCAAACATCAAGCGTAGCACCCTCAAAAACTGTATTCATGGCCGCGACTCGTTATAGTTTTATAAACTATAGACTAATCATCTAACAATTCAACAAATAAATAATCCATTAAGACTTCCCAAAAAACTTGTTTTTGCTGCGGTCGTAAATTATGCGAATATTCGGGAATCCTATTTTAGAATCCATTTCAACACCACACGCCTTTAGCACTTCTAGCGCGTAGTTTATTGTCGGTATATGTGTTCTATTCTCAGCCTCGACCTGTAACCAATCCTCCGCCGCCGTTGCTGTTCTATGACGACAAACGCGCTCAAGGTCGCTTATGGCTTGCCAAATAGCGTAATCTCTAATTATATCGCTGGACTCTGCCAAACACCTTGCTTGTTCTTGAAACGAATCACGCTCTCTGTGCAGTCTGTCTAAGTCGTTTTTTAACGCATTGATGCGTTCCGAATCACTCATAAACGGGCTACCAGTTTCTAACCAACGCTCCCCACACAATTCGCTCATAACACTAACTCCAAGGCTGACTCAGGATAAATCTGTACACTACCTGCATGAGTTTCTGACTCGACTGCATAGCCAGTGGGTGTTAGTCCTGTGCTATACCACCCGACAATGTAACCCTGCCATTCGCTACCGCTTTTCTTTCTTACATGACTTCCAAACGCGAATTTTTGGCCATCACTTTTGTTTTTATCAGCTAACTCTAACGACTCCTCAATTTTGAGCCACGCCCAAAAAGCTGTCTCCATTGTTGACGGTGTTTTACGGTGTGGACACTCGGTCATAAACGCTAAAAACTCAGAATATTTAGGGTGCATTTGCACTGGCAAGTTATTCATTGCTCTAGCTCCCTCACCCAAGAATCAACAATTTTTAACGCATAAGCTAAACGCTCCTCGCCCCCGTGAATCAGATTGCTGATAAAATCAAACAATCGTTTGTCAAATTCATGGTCTTTATAATAATCGTACAATCTCGTATAAACCACGTCTAAGTCATACGAATAATCAGGCACGTTATTGCCTCTCTGTAAGCGTTTTATTTCTCGGTTGATATACCACTCACATTTTTTAAAATCTTCGCGTGTACACCCATTATCGTTCGCCCTCCATGCGTATTTAATGGCATTCGCCCTATTGCACATCAAATGCTCGGTTATCTCAATACATTCAACGCCGCTCGGGTGACTTTTGTAGTGTTTTGGGTTGATTGCGTCATTCATTTATTTTTGCCCATTTTTTGTATTCTAACGCTTCGTGTAGAGTTAAACCTTTTGCCATTCTTCCGTACACCGTGCTTGACGGTATGCCACTTGCTAAAATTAATTGATTGTTGCTGTATGGGTTATAACCAAAGCGTTTTTTGCCACGCCACACGATGCGATTATCTCTAATAAATAGCGCCAATGTTGTAACAGCAACATCTAGCAAATACGCACTTTTACCAATGCTTAGCCCGTGAGCCTCAACTTCCATTACTTGCTCAAGAGTCAATTTTTTAGGCATCATTTTGAGCTACCTATCGCGATTGCTTGCTCTAATGTTAATCCCATGACATTGATTCTATAATGAATCGTACCTTTGCGCATTCCACTTCTTTTTATTCGTTGTAACGTGCTGTCAGGGTTTACCTCGCGTTTTCTAAAACACGGTTTTTTGCCGCTCCACTGGATATTGTTTTTTTTAATAAACCGCCAAAGTTTAGGCATACTAACGCCAAGAATATAAGCACTTTTGTTTATTGATAGTCCGTGCTTTTCAACCTCAAGCACTTTATCCATTGTTAGTTTAAGAGCCATTTGCTTAACCTCATTACAGTTAAATCATTCGTAAAAGATTGTGGCAGCGAGTGAATGACTCTCGTTTTCGTCCCGTCAGACTAGCCACAAATTCGTTGTGATTCTTGACTCGTTTTAGCCCAGTGAGTCAACCTGGTTGATAGGCGTACTTAATTAGCCTCGCTTTGTCGATTATAGCAATGTTTATTTGTTAAGTTAGGCCAAAATAATACGATTTTATTTTTTCTATGGCTTCATCTGCCGAATAACAAACAAACGCGGCATACCCAAAATCACTAACAGTTTTTAGATAACGTGACTGGCTTGGCATAATACGCCCTGTTGCGCTTTTCATCTCAATATATAAACCGCAATATTGAAAAGAGCGGACAGGTAAAAACAAATCAGGGACACCGCTTAACATGCCACTTGCCTTTGCTTTACCTGCCTGTGTTTTAGATAGCTTTACGCCGTTTAAACTGCTATGCAACATCCACAAAAACGGATAGCTTTTTTCATTATCACGCGCCCACTTGATAACATTTTCTTGCTCCACCGATTCTGGTTGTGCATTGCGTTTTTTTGTGCGTGATGGTTTTAGCTCTTGTTTAGCTAATGCTTTTTTTATCAATGAATCTAAACTCATTTTATACCACCAAAATTAAATAAGTTTTAGGGCGCGTGACAGCTACATAAAGACACTGTAAAGCCTCGCTACGATTACGCATTGTGAGAATATCGGCAACATCAACCACCGCAACATCAAACGTACTACCTTGGGCTTTGTGTA